GATATATATTATTTAACTAGAGTGCAAAAAGAAAGAGGTAGCGAAGGTAGTTATTCTATGAGAAAAGAACATATTAAGCATATTCCAGATAATGCTATAGTAATGCACCCTTTTCCTAGAAATGAAGAAATTCCTCGGTGGTTTGATGGAGACCCAAGAGCAAAGTATTTTGAACAAATGAAAAATGGACTATTTGTGAGAATGGCTTTATTACACGAGTATATTTAATGAATAAAATAAAAATAAAACACGCAACCATAGCAGATAAAATATATGTAAAAGAGTCCGATATTGAAGACCTAGATTCTTTTTTACAAGCGTATACTTATTTACTAGGTGATGAAATTTTATTTACATACGAACACGATGAAGAAAAAGACTTATATGCTGTACCAAGTAATTCATATAAAAAACTAGATTTTAAAGAGTATGAAGATTTAAGAAATTTTGATAATGCAAAAGGGCCTTTTCCTTTTAGCGGACAATTAAGACCCGAACAACAGGTTATGGTTGACGAGTTTTTCTCAATAGGAGATAGAGTTAGAAGTGGACTATTTCAAGCTCCCTGTGGATGGGGAAAAACATATGTAGCTTGCAACTTAATTGCAAGAGCAGAGAAAAAAACTTTAGTTCTGGTTCACACAAAATTATTATTTAGACAATGGATTCAAGAATTAGAAAATCAAATACCTTTTGTAAATATAGGTAAAATTGGTGACGGTTTGTTTTCTGTGGAAGATATAACTGTAGGAATTTATAAAAGTGTGCTAAATAACATGGATCAAATACATGATGAATTTAGCTTATTAATTGTAGATGAAGCACACTTATGCCCTGCAGATATGTTTTCTCAAGCAGTAAATTCTGTAAACTGTAGGGCAAAAATAGCGATTACTGCAACACCAAAAAGAAAAGACGGTAAACACGTTTATTTAGATGACTATTTTACTTCTTTTAAATCGTTTGCTAAAGATCCAAGGCAACTCTTAGATCCTTCAGTAGAAATAATTTCTACTGATATCCCTTTTATGGTTATTGATCCTAAAAGAGATTGGAGTCGACAAATCAATAAACTTTCTAAAAATCAAAACTATTTAAAGTTAATTGCGGAAACAGCAATTGCTAAAATTGCTAATGGACGTTGTCCTTTAATATTGGGCGATAGATTAGACATGTTAAAAGATTTAAACAAAATGATACCTAATAGCGTATTAATGATTGGGTCTACAAAAGAAGATGATCGCAAAGATGCTTTAGAAAATGTAGGAAATAAATATAAATGTGTTCTAAGCACTAAATTATTTGATGAGGGTATTAGCTGTCATAGATTAGACACTTTATTTTTAACTTGTCCTAGTAATAACCCTATTAAATTAGAACAAAGAATAGGAAGAATTATTAGAGAACATCCAGACAAGCAAAGACCTTTAATAGTAGATTTTTGGTTAAGAGGACCTATTGTAGGAAAACAACAAAAAATTAGATACGATTGGTATGGGCAAAATAAATATGACATCAAATAAAATATATTATAATTGGCATAAGTTAAAAAAAGATGCAGGTGGGCAGCCTGAAGGCATATTAATCTTGACTTATGCTCTATATAAAAGATATAATACATTATTAAGTAAAAACACAGAACAGCTTTGTAAAAAATTACACATAGACAAGATTCCTACCAAGATAATAAAAGATAATAGAATTATTATTTCTAGGGAGTTTAAAGAGATAATTTCTCATTATATGTGTAAGGATGAACAAAGTTATTTTACAAATGGAAATTTTTTAACCGCTATTTGTCCTGTTAGAAAAAAATTAGAATATTTATTCTTACTTTCTATGAGGCCTGCTAATGATTTATCAGCTAGGATTCCTCATAAATTTCTGACACAAGAACAAATTATATGGGCAATTAATAATCCGTTTATAAAAACCATCGAAGACAAAATAGTTTTCGTTCCAGAATTAATACGAAACAAAGGAGAAAAATAGTATGGTATCATGGGATAAAGCAAAAGGAAATACGGGGGGTAACTCCCAAAGAAGAGAAGTTCAGCGACTATCTCTTTCAATTGGAGACACAAAAGTTCGCCTTATGGGAGATGTGTTACCAAGATATGTTTATTGGATTACGACAAACGAAGGTAAAAAAATGCCTGTTGAATGTTTAAGGTTCAGTCGAGCAACAGAACAGTTTGACGACACACAGCCTGATCCTTTTAAAGAACTAGATGAAGCAATTTTTGCAGACAAGCCACAGTTTGCTTATGTTTGTAACGCTTTAGATAGATCAGATGGTCAAATTAAGTTATTTGATCTAAGAGCTACAATCTACAGACAAATTGTAGATTACGCATCAAATCCTGAATATGGTAATCCTGCAGATGACACTTCAGGATATGATATTACCATTAAAAAGGAAAAAACCGGTCCTCTACCACAAAATGTAAAGTACACTTGTATTCCTGCAAGGGCTAGTGTAGCACTTACTGCAGAGGAAAAAAATCTAGAAAAATATGATTTAGACCGTATCTATAAGCGGCAAACATATGATGAGCAAAAACAATGGCTTCTACAAAATACAGCGTATTTTGTTGGAGAAGCCGGTGACGAAGCAATCGTTGAAGGGATTGAAGACCTAGACTAATGGTAAAACTTTCTGAAATTCAAATTGACGGGGAACAGGAAACTGTCCCCGAACAAAACTTTACTGAAGAAGTTCCTATTGATTATGAATTTCTAAAGAAACAAAATATCTTTTTCGCAACTCCTTGTTATGGGGGGATGATTACAGATCAATATTTTTTAAGTATGTTTAAAACAACACAAGCACTATCACAGGTGCCTTGTGCTTTTAGACTAACCACTTTAAGAAATGAAAGTTTGGTAACTAGAGCTAGAAACATTCTTACAGCAATGTTTTTAGAAAGTGACGCTTCTCATTTATTTTTCTTAGACGCAGATATTGAATGGGAACCAGAATCTATTTTACGAGCTATATCAGCAAATAAAGACATAGTAGCTTCTGCATACCCGAAAAAAGCTTTACCAATTCAGTATGCTTTGAATTTTAAGTTCCTTGATCCTGTAAACAAAAGAATTAGATTCGAAGATGGTTTAGTTGAAGTTTTAGACGCAAGTACGGGTTTCTTTTGTATTAAAAGAGAAGTATTTGAAAGAATGATGGTTGAATACCCAGAGCTTCATTATAAAAATGATAGTAATATTGATGAAAAAGTAGCAAAATATTGTTATGCGTTTTTTGATACTCATATTGATGAGGAAGACAGAAGGTATTTATCAGAAGACTATAGATTCTGTCGTCTATGGCAAAAATTAGGGGGAGAGATTTGGCTAGACCCTAAAACTAAATTAAACCATGTTGGGACATATACCTTTGAAGGTAATGTAGATAGCATAATTTCAATTCACGGGCCATAAGAATGAACATTAAGTTTCATTTAGTTAGAGAGTGGGAGGACTTGGATATTCCAAGTCCTTTTCCTGCTTCTAAAGGTGTACCTTCTTGGATGAAACACCTAACTCCAGAAGCAGAGAGGGAAGACTATCAAACAGTAAAAAGATGCGTTCCTTTTTTAGACGCGATGACTGCAGGGTATATTATACCTTTACCTTTTGATCTAACCATTGCAATTACCCCAACAGGTAATCAGTTACTTTGGAAAAGTGAAGAAGAAAAAGATCGTCTTTCTAAATATACAATAGTAGAAAGCCACGACTCTTCTCAATATCCTGGAGCGCCCTTCTCACAGTTTAAAGTAATAAAGTTTTATAATCCTTGGATTATAGAAACTTCTCCCAACACATCTTGCATGTTTGTGCCCCCACTTAATAGACCAGAATTACCTTATGTTCCGTTATCGGGGATTGTTGACACCGATCAATATTTTAATACAGTAAACTTACCTTGTGTATTTCCAGGGCTAGATGTTGGTCACCAAATTGAGCTAAAAATGGGAACACCGATGATTCAAGTTATCCCTTTTAAACGACAAGAATGGAAAAGCTCTATTACAAACCTAAAAGAAGGGGTTTTAACAAGAGCGCATGAGACTAGAGAGGATATGAGAAATGACAGAAAAGAATGGTATAGACGCAAGAAGTGGCAGAAGAAATCTTACCGATAAGAAAGACGCAAGGGTGGCGTAGCGTTGTAGAACTACGTTCTTACGTTGTGTCTCTCCGAGACAGCAATATGTGTAATGTGCGAGCCTTGTTCCACAGCTTTTACACTCTGTGTTAAAGTTGTTTACCAGCTATGCCCCAATAGTAGCATACTTTTTGATCTTCGTCAACACTTAAAAAATAAGATTTTATCTTTACTCTTTTGGGGCAGAAATTGTAATGAAACTGTAACATATTTATGCTATACTCTAAAAGTAACCTAAAGGGTTGCATAACAACAACTGAAAGGTATAAAATATGACCGACCTAACGATATGGATGACAATTGGCTTTTTATTAGCTGCCTATAGTGTCATCGCAAACGATTCTGTGCAAACTCTCGGCACATGGATCGCTTCTAATAACGAGAGATTTAATTGGAAGACGATGTGGTTTGCCGCGTCGTCTGTTTTGTTATGGGCATTATGGTATGGCTGGTATGTAAATGGCGGAGACATTTCATATGGCAGGCTAAATAAGATTCCGTGGCAAGAAGTGCAGTGGTATCATGCAACGGCTCCGGCTTTGCTGTTGCTACTAACTAGAATAGGAGTTCCAGTTTCAACTTCATTCTTAGTGTTATCAGCATTTGCATCAACATTTGTGCTAGAAAAGATGCTAATGAAATCAATGATGGGATATGCAGTCGCGGCTGTCGCAGCATATGCAATATGGCATATCGTATCTAGAGTGATGAATGAGAAAGAACCCGTCAATGAAAAATATAAATCTTATTGGCGAGTAGCGCAATGGTGTACTACAGGATTTTTGTGGTGGACTTGGTTATCACATGATATGGCCAACATTGCTGTGTTTCTTCCCAGACAAATTCCATGGGATTTAATGGTTCTAATCAGTGTAGTATTTGTTGTAGGACTAGGATGGATGTTCAGAGAGCGAGGCGGTAAAATTCAAAATATCGTTCTAGAAAAAACAAGCACTCGATATATTCGTTCAGCTACAATCATTGACCTAGTATATTGGTTGTGTTTATGGTTCTTTAAGGAGTTAAACGATATTCCAATGTCAACCACGTGGGTATTCGTAGGGCTGTTAACTGGTCGTGAACTAGCAATCGCCTCAGTGAGAAACACAAAAATGAAACAAGTGTTCCCGTTGGTAACTCGTGATTTCTTTAAAATGATGATCGGATTGGGTGCCAGTGTCGGAATCGTACTATTCATTCACTATATAGCTATTCCTAATGGATATTAAAGCAATATTTTAGTTGACAATCTACACAAAATATGATAGATTAAAAGAGTAGTCTTCGGACTACTCTTTTGAAAACTGATAATGCATATAGATGAATTAAGAATAAAATTAACAGAAAAAGCTACTTTTGTGTGTTGGCCTATGTGGTCAGGAGGGAATGCTGTACAAAGAATTATTTCTGCTCATCAGGAAGATTATTG